AATACTGGAGATGTATTATCAAACATCTCCACGAACGCAGCCGAAAACCTCGCTGCCGATTACGCATTTATCATGTCTCACCATAGTATTTCTTACATGGTGGAACAGAAAATGCCAGTTGCTCAGCATCCATACGAACTCTCAGTTAATTCTGAGTTAAGGTATGAAGCTAAGCAGCGATCGAAAGCGAACCCGTATGGCTTTGGTTTAACATTTGACGATCTAAGTGGTCGTCAAATGCTCATCCTATCAGCTCTCGGCTTAAGCCGTAGTTGAGCTGCTAGGGTCACCTGTTAGCAATTACGCTGGCAGGCAACACCTATCTAGGAGACCATGCTACCATGTCAATCACTGAACCAGCTGACGTATCGCTGGATGATGGCCTTACATCCTTCTTTCTTGTTTCCCAGGAGGGACAGAAATCGGTCTACCGGAATACTTCCGGTAAATACGAAATCGTTGTCTCTCATCAGGAAGGAAAGAGGAATCGGCGAACTCTACGACTTAACGTCATGGAGATTACCGCGGACCCGTTTGTCCCGGCAGAGAACGTGGAGGTAAGCTACTCTGCTTACCTCGTGGTGGATATGCCCATCGCTGGGTTTTCCAACACTGATGTCAATACTTGCATCACTGGTCTCATGGCCTGGCTCGCGTCCGGTACTGTCACCAACCAGTTCCTACGTGGAGAAAGCTGATGTTATCAAGTGGCTTGCGTTGCTTTTTACGACTTATGTCGTACTTGCATTGCTTGCTGCTTGTGGTGTTCTCGAGCAGTTCTTACTGCAAGGGGTCACACCAGACGGAACTACCGTTCACATCGAACGGAAGCTCCCGGAACCGCCGCCGGCAATTACGCCGAAAGCAGTAACGCCCTGATAGGGGTCATAACAAGTTTCAACAATCTCCGGGGGGGGCATCTTGCCCCCCCCACCCTTTATATTTTGAAGGGTAAGCTGGAACTCAGTGTAGTCATGACAAGGTAGCTATGGACTCTTCTAACCCCGACCTATCGGAAGGAGTAGAAGATGAAAAGCCTTACGTGGCTTCTAGATTGTATGCTCAAAGAAGCGAGCATACGATGCGACACCGACACCCACCGGGACATAGTAACAGTTTCCCGGAGGACCAAACATGAAGGAATATCGTTCGTCACGATATCCTTACCTCGATTTGGACAAGAGTTTGAGTATGCTCTTGAACAGAAAGAGGTTGACTCTACACTCTTCTTAGGATTTAAGAAGCGTGGAGCTCTCCCCGTATTTCTACGAGGTTTGCTGAGTCAAGTGTTTGACCCTTGTGACGGTAAGCTGCTTCAACAACCTAACGTAGAAGCAATCTTGTGTGTGAGACAAATATGTCTAGCACATAAGAAAGTATACCTTCCGTGTTCCGTAAGACGGACACGCAAGGCCTACGATAGATACGTTGAAGTAGAGGATGAGCTCACTGGACTCCTCGATCGAATTCCCCAGAGAGATCTGGAAGAATTCAAACTTATATCGGGGATTGTGTGGAGTGGCCTTCTCGGAGACCTAGCGTTTAAGCTATGGAATCATGAGTTGGTCCCAAAACACGGTCCAGGCGCTACTGCTGAGGGTATTTCTGGTAACCAGAAGTACCATCTAAAACAGTGGCACACGAGGCTCCAGGAATACTTTCCTTTCGACATGTACGGGGTACCCTCCCCGTGCATGGTAGATTGGAAAGCAGTCTGGGGCGACGTTGAGTTCGTCGAGCCTGGCGCTGAGAGACCCGTTCGGGTCATCACAGTACCTAAGACCCTTAAGACACCTCGCATCATTGCGATTGAACCTGTCTGTAATCAATATATACAGCAGGCCCTCTTAGAATCGATTGTACCTTATATCGAAACTAAGGGGTTCTCCGCTGGTCATGTTAATTTTCATGACCAGGGGGTCAACCGCGAGCTAGCCCTCGAAAATTCCAGAAGTGGCAGACTTGCCACCATGGACCTTTCAGAAGCTAGTGATCGGGTTCATAAGGACCTTGTTGCACTCATGTTAGATAGTGCCCCAGTAGTACGGGATGCTATCTTTGCATGTAGATCAACAAGTGCGGAATTGCCGGATGGAAGAATTGTCCATCTGAACAAGTTCGCGTCTATGGGCTCAGGCCTTTGTTTCCCAATTGAAGCCATGGCGTTCTTTACGCTATGTATTCAAGCGAGACTCAAAGGACTCAGCTTACGTCCCACGTCTGACAACATTAGAACAGTGTTGAAAGACGTGTACGTCTACGGAGATGACTTAATTATCCCCGCAGACGAGGTGTCCGCTATTGCTGTTCACCTCGAGCTGTTTGGCTTGAAAGTGAATAACACAAAGACTTTCGGAAAAGGATTATTCCGAGAGTCCTGTGGAATGGATGCATATGCCGGTGAACCGGTAACTCCGGTTTACGTAAGGTATATGCCGCCCAGCAATAGGCAGGACGTTGCAGAGTTGGTATCTTACGTTTCTCTCGCTAACCAATTCTATCGAACCGGTTGGTGGGAGACTGCAAAACGTGTGCAGGAGATAGTAGAGTCACTTCTTGGCTCACTACCTGTTGTGCAGGATACCTCTCCATGTCTTGGTTGGGTAACCGTAGGTAATGGTTACTCAGTCCAACGATGGAACAACACATTGCATCGCTTCGAAGTGAAGGGATACACTGTGAAGTCCCAAGAGCAATCTGACCGTCTCGATGGTCAAGGCGCTCTCATGAAGTATCACCTAAAGAGAGGAGAAACACCGATCTTTGGGAGACACTTGGAACGTACTGTACGTCCCGGTAGCGTCAGCATCAAATACCGG